CCTATGAATTTAGAGGGTAATCGTCGTCCAGCCCCCAATGAGATTGTTGCTTATTACCAAGGGGGTCCAGTACCTTTTCAACAAGGCATTGGTTCCTTTGTTCGATAATGGCTAAAGAAAAAGACCCAAGGCTAAAACGTGCGAAAGTTGAAGGGTTCAACGAACCGAAGCGCACTCCAAACCACTCGACAAAAAGTCATATTGTCGTGGCAAAAGTTGGAGATAAAGTTAAAACAATACGGTTTGGACAGCAAGGGGCTAAGACGGCAGGTAAGCCCAAAAAGGGAGAAAGTGAGGCCGTGAAGCGCAAGCGCAAAAGTTTTAAGGCGCGTCACGCTAAGAACATAGCAAAAGGCAAAATGTCAGCAGCTTATTGGGCGGATCGAGTCAAATGGTGACCCAACAATATGAAAAATATGACCTAGATGGGGATGGCGAAGTAACCGACAAAGAGTTGGAACGTCAACAACAGTTGGTGGAACTGGAATTACGAGAAGAAAAAGCAGAAAGTCAAAAACAAATGGCTTGGCTTGCCATGATTAGCATGTTGCTTTTTTCTATTTTTCTAATGCTTCCAGCCATGCCGGATTCAAGAGTGCAAGCTCTTTCTGATTTACTAGGGTTGTTCTACATAGCGCAAGCTTCAATCGTAGCCGCTTATTTTGGGGCTACGGCTTTTATGAGTAGAAAATAAGGAGCCTTAAATGTTACAAGCCCTCATTGGTCCAGTTACCGGTCTATTAGACAAATTTGTAGAGGACAAAGATCAGAAAAACGCCTTGGCCCACGAGATTGCCACAATGGCCGAAAAACAGGCACATGACGTTGCCTTAGCTCAGATAGAGGTAAATAAGCTTGAGGCCCAAGGTAACTGGTTTCAATCGTCTTGGAGGCCCTTAGTCGGTTGGGTTTGTGCAATTGCTTTCGGATGGCACTTTGTTTTTCAACCACTTCTAATATTTATACTAAGCTATGCAGGTCAGGAAATACCGGATTTACCGGACTTTGACATGTCGTCGCTCCTTACTGTTTTAGGCGGATTATTAGGACTTGGTTCTTTGCGCTCCTTTGAAAAATATAAGGGCGTATCAAAATAGAAGAGATAAAGCTAATGGATGTCATTAACACCCTAATCCTTATTCTGGGTGGGGTGTCCGTGGTTGTCTATTCCCTAATCAAATTACATGTCGATGTGGGACATATTAAAAAACAAATAATAGCTTTATTTGATTTACACAACAAAAAGGATAAGGACTAACAAACTAAAATGATTAAATGGTTAAAACGTATTAGTTTGAAATTCTTTGCTAAGAAAGAAGTTGATTTAGTAAGAGCAAGAGATGCTAAAGGCCAGTTTGTTGGGGATGATAAATCGACTCCTGACGTTAATGAAGCTTACGTTGAAGTTCCACGTGAAACATCCAAGAAAAAATAAAGGGTTTGTGGTAGTCTTTCTCTTATATGTATGGAGTTAGGATGAAAACAAGTGCGGAAGGGATTGCTCTTATTAAAAAATTTGAAGGCTGCGAACTTGAAGCTTATCAGTGCAGTGCTTCCGTATGGACGATTGGTTATGGACACACTGCGGGCGTTCAAGAAGGTGATACATGTACACAGGGAGAATCTGATGTTTTATTACAGGAGGATCTTGAGGAGTTTGAAGCAACGATACAAAAACTTGTCAACGTACCTCTCAAACAAAATGAGTTCGATGCGCTCGTTTCTTGGGTCTACAACCTCGGTGGAACTAACTTACGGAAGTCTACTCTTCTTCAGCGTATTAACGACGATAGTGATAGTAGCCGGGCTGACATTCCTTATCAGATGAAACGCTGGAACCGAGCAGGTGGTAAAGTTTTAGAAGGACTGGTGCGAAGAAGAGAGGCCGAAGCCCTGTTGTGGCAAGGAGAAGACTGTAAAACCGTATAAGGTGTTGTACATATAAGAGTTGATCAGATAAAATCTGACGATCCAAGATTATATGTGTAAATATAAGAATGAATGAGATAAAAACCGCTTCGGCAGTTTTTTCAATCACCAGAGATCGTAGGCAATCTGTTGTAGATTCGTTAATTTACGGAAATGTAAAGTCTATGGAGCAATATCGTGAACTTATGGGCAATTTAGAAGCTCTAAATCACGTGGATCAGGAGTTAAAAGACCTGCTAGAAAAACAGGAGCATGATGATGAGTAAGTCAAAAATAGACCTTTCTGCGGCCCCCAGCCAAAGCGTTAAAGCAGCTACGCTGGAGGATGCATATCAAGAAGAGCCTTATCTTAGACCCGAAAACATAGGCGAAACCTTACTGGAAAAATTGCCGTCACCTACCGGCTGGAGAATACTTATTCTTCCGTACAGAGGTGTAGGTAAGACTACCGGGGGGATTGCTTTACCCAAAGAGTCCGTGGAACAACAGCATATTTCCACGCAAGTAGGGTATGTTTTGAAAGTTGGCGATTTAGCGTACAAAGATCCCGAAAAGTTTCCCATAGGTCCGTGGTGTAAAGAAAAAGACTGGGTGATGTTTGCCCGTTATGCCGGATCACGGTTTTCCATTGACGGCGGGGAGGTAAGGATTTTGAACGATGATGAGATTCTTGCAAGAATATCAGACCCCGAAAATGTCAAACATTACTAAAGGTGACTTATGAATGCTGAAAACGCAACAGAACAGGTAGAACTTGAATTAGAAGATAAAGAAACCGTGGTTGAAGTGCCGGGTACTGAAGAGGAAGGCGCTGAAGGAACCACTGAAGATCAGTTTGACAAAGCAGATTCGGCCACGCAAAAACGAATAAATCGTTTGACTAAAAAAATGCGGGACGCCGAACGTCGTGAAGTTGAAGCAATAAGCTACGCCAAACAAGTGCAAGAAGAGTCTCAACAAATAAAAACTCGCATGAACAGTTTGGATAGTCATTATGTTAATGAGTTTAGTAATCGAGTAAACACTCAACAGCAACAAGCTGAAGAAACTATGCAACGCGCTATGGATGTGGGGGACACAAAAGCGGTTGTAGATGCTCAACGGCAACTAACGTCTTTGGCGATTGAAAATGATCGCGCCCAACAGGCTAAAGTCCAGCAAGAAAGGTATCAACAACAGCTTGCGGCCCAACAACAAGCTCAGTTAAACCAACCGATGCCGCAACAACAACCGCAAACAAAAAGGCCCGACCCTAAAGCAGAACAGTGGGCCGTCAAAAACGACTGGTTCGGTGAAGACGAGGCTATGACGTATGCGGCTTTTGGCATACACAAAAAGTTAGTCGAAGAACAGGGATTTGACCCGCAGTCCGATGATTACTATAATGAATTGGATCGGAGAGTCTCTGAAGAGTTTCCGCATAAGTTTAAAGAACAGAACCGCCGTCCCGCCCAGACAGTGGCTTCTGCTAGTAGACAAACAACAGGGCGCAGTGGGAAAAGACAGGTTAGACTCACCCCTAGCCAAATTTCGATAGCAAAAAAATTGGGTGTGCCGCTTGAAGAATACGCGAAATACGTGAAGGAGTAGGGATATGAGTGAAGAAATCAATACAGTTGATGAGCCTATTAAACGAGCTTCTCGCGCAAATAACACTAGAGACAAAAAGGCTATGCGTAAGCCTTGGAGTCCACCATCTATGCTCGACGCACCACCTGCGCCTGATGGGTATAAACATCGTTGGATTCGTGATGAAGTCCGGGGATTTAGTGATACCAAGAACGTCAGTGCAAGAATAAGAGAGGGCTGGGAGTTAGTTCGTAAAGACGAACACCCCGATTTTGAAGCCCCTGTTGTTGAATCAGGTAGATACGAAGGTGTGTTCGGAGTAGGTGGGCTGCTTCTTGCAAGAATGCCTTTAGAAACAGTAGCTGAAAGAACTGCATATTTTAATTCAAAAAATTCAGATCAAATGGAAGCTGTTGATTCAGACATGTTGCGGGAAAATGCACACTCAACTATGGCGATTGCACACCCGGATCGTCAATCTCGTGTAACTTTTGGCGGTCCACGTAAGTGATGACCGTTTTTTATTGGAGGAAGTAAAATGGCTAATAGCAACACTGCCTTTGGTCTTCGTCCTGTTGGAATAGTTGGAAGTGGCGTAAACTCTACTGGCGTAACTGAGTATGAGATCGCTTCTAACAACACCGATGCTATATATCAATACGGTATCTGTGTACCTCTTGCTGCGGGCGTAATAACCTTTGCAGGAGCCACCGATGGCGGAACGACACAAGCATTGGGCGTTCTAATGGGCGTACAGTACCAAGATTCTGTGCAAAAAAAACCTGTTTGGATTAACTACTGGCCCGGATCGGGATCTGTAAGCGTCGATACAAATTTTCCTGTAAAAGCGTTTGTAGCAGATAATCCTATGCAAATTTTTAAAGTAGCAAGCGATGCGTCTTTAACGGACAGAGCAACCGCGCAAGCGGCTGTTTTCGCTAATGCTTCTTTAGGAACTTCTGCAAGAACGGGAGATAGCAATACCGGAGTTTCAAACTCTGCATTTGGTGTGAGCACAATAGCAACCACTGCAACTTTACCTTTAAGAGTCGTCGGCGTAGCTGATGAAGCAGCAAACAGCGACTTCGCTGCTGCGGGTATACCGTTGTTGGTTCGTCTTAACGCTCATTTTAACTCATCAACAAGCCGTTTCGACTCGCAGACTACTGCGACCTCGTTAGGCATTTAAGGAGGCAGACTAATGGCTATTTCAAGATCGCAATTAGCGAAAGAGCTAGAACCCGGCCTTAATGCGCTGTTCGGCTTAGAGTATGATCGCTACGAAAACGAAGATGCTGAAATCTTTGAGGAAGAGTCTTCGGACAGAGCCTTTGAAGAGGAGGTTATGCTGGGCGGTTTCGCAAGTGCTCCTGTCAAAAGTGAAGGTGGTACAATAAGCTTTGACGACGCACAAGAGACCTATACAGCAAGATATACGCATGAGACTATCGCTCTCGCTTTTTCAATTACAGAAGAAGCTATTGAAGATAATCTTTATGACCGTCTTGCTTCCCGCTATACCAAGGCATTGGCTCGATCAATGGCTACCACAAAGCAAATAAAAGCGGCTGCTGTTCTCAACAACGCTTTTTCTACCAGCAATGGTTTTGCTTTGGGTGACGGCGCAGCTTTATGTTCTGCTTCTCACCCATCCTTGTCCGGTAATCAGACTAACGTATTGGCAGTTGCTGCGGATCTCAACGAGACTTCGCTTGAGCAAATGTTAATCGATATTGCTGGCTTTACCGACGAGCGGGGCCTGAAGATCGCAGTTCGTGGAATGAAACTTATTATTCCTAAAGAACTCCAGTTCATCTCAGAAAGAATTATTAATTCTAACCTGAGACCCGGAACTGCTGATAACGACATTAACGCTACTAAGGCAATGGGTATGCTCCCTGAAGGTGCGGTGGTTAACCACTTCCTCACTGATACGGATGCATTCTTCATTAAAACTGATGCGCCAAATGGTTTCAAATACTTCAACCGTTCGCCGGTTAAAACGGCAATGGAAGGGGACTTTGATACTGGCAACATGCGTTTTAAAGCCCGTGCTCGTTATTCGTTCGGCGTTTCCGATTGGAGATCAGTGATCGGTACACCGGGAGCTTAATTAGCTCTCTATTGAGAAAGGCGGCGCTTGCCGCCTTTTTTATTTTAGGGTATGATTTTCCTTTCCTGACAGTCGCATTGGGTGACTGACATTAGCCAAGACGGGAGAAAATCATGGCTGTTCATTTTACTGGTCCTATTCTTTTTGCTGGTAAGGATTCACCACGAAAGTGGTTTGAAAACCTTCCGGTTGATAAAAACCCTGATTTCGTCACTTATATGGACGATTTTACGGGAATTGCGCTTGATGCAACTAACGACTGGACAGTCGTTAAAGATTCAAGTGCCACTGCTGCTTTGGGCGCTGACGCTGAAAACGGCACTCTTGTTTTAACTTCTCAAGCTACCACAGACAATGATGGCGCTTCTGTACAGGGTAACGAAATATATGCCCTATCTTCGTCAAGAGATATTTGGTTTGAAACAAAGCTGTTTATTACCGACGACGAAGGTGATGCAATGGACGTTTGTGTTGGCCTGACGCTTAACTTTGCTACTAATCCAGAAGCCATGTTAACCGCTACCGACAGAATTGTTTTCCAAATTGACGATGGCGACAGCAATATTGACTGCGTAACAGAAAAAGATGGCACCGCAACCACAACAGACTCTGGTGTGGATATAGTTCCCGGCACTTATATAACGCTTGGTTTTCACGTTAAAGAAACGGGTTCAGTTGAATTTTTTGTAAACAGGAACCTTGTTGCTACGCATACAGATAATCTTCCCGATAACGAGAACCTAACTATCGGTGCTATGGAGCTTTCAGGGTCTGCGACTGGAACTAAATCAGCAACTATTGATTATTTGTTTACATCACAAAACCGTTAAGGTAATTAGCTATGGCTGCAAAAGAGAAAGCTAAAGTTAAAGTTAAAGCTAAAGTTAAAGCTAAA